CCGCCATAGCGGCGGGCCTGCCCGAAAGCGCCGTCATGATCGCGCCGGACAAAGACGGCATTACACTCCCCGACAAGCGTGTCGAAATTGCCTACATGGCCGAGCAGTACACCCGCACAGGCCGACCGATTCGCAAACGGCCCACGCTCGGCAAGGAAAAGACGCACCGCACCCTGACCCGCGAAAAGTACGCCGTACGCCTGCCCGTGCGGGCCGCGATCCGCGCAGATGATGAGGCATGGCTCAAAGATTTTTCCCGCCGTTTCGTGGCGGCGCTGCCCAAGCGCTCGACTGACGAAAACGGCAACACCGTCACCGTGGCCGTGGGCAAGGCCGAGTATGGCGGCTTCACGACAAAGGCCGTGGAAGTCTTCAAAAAACGGTCGAAGTCCTTCCACATTACCTTCACCGGCATGACCACAACCGAAACCGAGATCCCGCTCATCACGAGCGTGACCATTACCCCCAATTACAGGGAGGCAAGCAATGAGCAAGACCAAGACTGAGGCCCCGCCGCTGTTCCCCGTTGAAACGCTGGCCGAAGAGGCAGGCATCCCAGCTTGGGAACTCGCCGCGCTTCGCGTTGGCGCAAAATGGGCAGAAGGCAAACAGGTCACCCAGGCCGAATTCGACGGCGCGATTTGCCGTCTGCGCACCCGCCATCAGGGCGGCGGCGCTCTCTAGGAGGAAATCCATGAGCAATGATGTATTCGAATATCTCATCGACGGCACCAGCGGCCTTGCACCGGGCGACGTGTCCGGCTCCGCTATTGTCGTGGGCGTGTGTTCGGCGGGCACGGTCGGCAAGGCCTATCTGCTCGGAAAACGGAGCGACCTGACCGGGCTGCTCGGCACCGGTCCTCTTGTTGACCGCCTGCGCGACATCTTCGCCACCGGCGGACAGGAGCCGGTTGTCATCGCCGTGCCGGTCGCTGGCCTGCCCGGCGGGTACATCGGCAACGTTAAGCACACCGGGAACGGCCCGGACGCAACCACCAGCGGTGTTGCCGGTGCCAACACGGATGCCGTCGTTCAGATCGTGGTGGCCGGACAACTCGGCACCGCCACCTACAAGCTGTCCCTGGACGGTGGCGATACGTGGGGAAACACCACGGCCACTCCGGCCAACGGTCAGATCACCCTTGGCGAATCCGGCACCGTCCTGACCCTGGCCGCCGGGGCGCACATCAAGGACGATGTGTATGCCGTCACGGTACGCGGCCCCATCGGCCCGGTTGAGCAGATCGGCAAAGGCCCCGCCGTCACCGTCACCGGCACGGTCAAGGCCGCGTCCGAACTGGTTCTGCTCGTGACAGCTAAGGGAGGCCGCAACGTCGGCACATACCAGCTCTCCGAAGACGGCGGCGACAATTGGAGTTCCATATACACGCTCCCGGTGGACGGCGAAATCCCGGTCACGTCGCTCGGCGTGACGATCACCATCCCGGATGAAGACCTGACGCTCGGCACCGAGTACCATTGCCGCCTGAATGCGCCGGTCCCGTCCATCACGGCGGTCATGTCCGCACTGGAAACTCCGCTCGCCCTGTACGACCCCGAATTCGTCTACATTGTCGGCCCCAGCGATGCCGTGGACTGGGCGGCTTGCGGAGCCAAGGTGGATGAGCTGTGGAATCGGCACCGTCCCACGTACATCAAAACCGAATTCCGGCTGCCGTATGATGACGAGGATCTGTCCGACTGGGTGGCGGCCTGGAAGGTGGAACGGGCCACGTATTCGCACCGGTTCGTACAGAGCATCGTCGCGTTCGGCGAGGTCTCGGATTCCACAGGCCTGAGCAAGCTCCGCAATTGGGGCGGGCTGCAATGCGGACGCGTCCTGTCCATCCCGGTTCAGCGGGCCACTGGGCGGACCAAGGATGGTGCCATCAGCCAAGGCACGTTGCCCGACGGCTGGGTGGAAAACGACATTCACGAAGCGCTGGAAAACGCCGGGGCTGTGTCCGCCAAGATGTATGCCGGGCTGTCCGGGGTCTACTGGGGCGACTCCAAAACCCTGGCCGAACCGACGAGCGACTACCAGTACGAGGAAATCCTCCGGGTTGTCTTCAAGGCGGTGCGGCTTGCCCGAATCGCGGCGCTCAAGAGCATGTACGACGAAGCGGGCGATCCGACACAGGAGGGCAACGCCTCCGGCCTCGCCTACCTAAAAGGCAACATCGAAAACGCCCTTGATACCATGACCAAGGCCGTGCCGAAGGAGTTGATCGCATACGTCATCGAAATCCCCTCCGGCCAGGATATCGTCAACAACGGCGTGGCCGTGGAGCAAACATTGATCGGTGTTCCCATCATCCGCAAGATCAAGCTCTATTCCAACTTCACCTATGCCGGGTCCAACTTCGACCCGCGCCTGAAGGAGGCTGCATAATGGCTGTAAACGGCAATCTCTACGATTGGGAAAGCATCGAAGTCCAACTGCCCAGCGGCGTGGCCGTGGGCATCACCAGCATCAGCTACAGTGATGAACGGAGTGTGGAACCGAGATACGGCAAGGGCAGCAAGCCTCGCGGCTATGGCCGCAAAAACTACAAAGGTTCCGTTTCCATGGAGCTGGACCGCGATGAGGCTGAAACCTTGCGGAAGGCGCTGGGGGGATCGGTCTATTCCGGCGAGCCCTTTCAGGTCGTGGTCAGCTACGGCAACGACGACATGTCCACGGTTACGGACACGCTGCCCAAGGTCAAGATCACCAAGCAGGACACGTCCGCCAGCCAGGGCGACGACAATGCCGGGGCGATCAAATACGACCTCGAACTACTTGCCCCCATCAAGTGGGGCGGCACTGCGGCCCTGTAACCCGGAACACGTAACTTGAGAAAAGAGGATACAATGGCAGACAATATCACCAAGGCGACGAAATATGTGGAACTGAAGCACGAATTCTTCGACCGCTTCAAGGACAAGGACGTGATCTTCATCTTCCACTTCAAGCGGCCCTCCACCCCCCAGGTCAACCGCGTACAGAAATCCGTGCTCAAGAACGCGGGGCAGGCCTTCCGCAACCTGATCATGGAAACGGTCCAGCCCGAAGAAAAAGAGCAGCTCAAGACGGCCCTGGACGATTACTCCGGCCTCGCCTCCACCTTCGGCGGCGCGCTCATGGGCTCGTGCGGATTCGGTGACTTGGGAAACTGATCCAGCGCAACCTGCAACAAATAGACGGGGACGGCATGACCCAATTCGCCGTGCTGATTAAGCACTGGCTCCATGAGTCGCCGTCCCCGTCTGTTGAGGTCTTTGCCCGGCAGGCTGCGCAAGCTATGTGGTTGGAGAAGCGGTATGAGATGAAAAAAAATTAAATTTAATCTCTTTTGAATCTTCTGCACAATCTCTTATAAGCTTCGATCAAGTTGATCTTAAAGCCACAAATGCCGGGCTTTGCTTCAAAGAGGGGTTGTTGATGAATATCAGAATTTCCCTTTGGAGCTTGACTGCTAAATTGATCCACAGAAATTTTGGCATGAGAGGTGATATAATTTTTAAATATCGCTTTATAGCCGGATACATCCCGTAGTTTTCCACGAGAGATTCCGTCACCTTGTAAGAGACTATCCACATCGGCCATCTTGTCATATACACGACTCGCCATTATACACAACAACTCTGCTGCTTCATCAACGCATTTTTTGACATCATAGTTTGCTTTTTGAGCCTTTCGCGCAATCTCATTGAGTATCTCCAAAGATTCATTATTAAGATAGTCACTCATCCAATTTCCCCAGAAGACACGTATGGCTGTTCCGTTATGCTTGATCCCTTGGTACTGAATGAACGACCCATTATACTTTTTAATCTTTAATTCTCCGCCCCAGGCCATAGTGGTTTGCCACTTGATAATGAGATTAATGAGCTTTGTATCAAGCTGTTTTGTAAGCAAATGGGTAAGGGGATAAATGTCGGTCGTATTCTTCCCCGTTATTTGGAGCAATTGGAGTTTCATGCTTAGCTCTGGTGTTTATGGGGACCAAGAATTTTGTTTGCCGTAAAGGGCTATAAATTAAAGCTGTGATTAAAAATTTTGCTCAGCCTTTACGAGAAAAACAATAGTGGAAGCAGTCATATGCAATGCGTAGGCGGCAATGTGATCCGGGACATTAACGACTTCCGTTCCCTGTCCATGTCCGCCCATTTTATTCCTTACAGTCGGGACGCCGCCTTCAAGAGTGGACCGCAACCCGTTCAGATGACTTTGCCAAAAGGCAGGGATAAGCCCGCTTTTAAAACAGATGGCGATAAGTTTCTTCGCTGTATCACTGTTGCTGTACGCCCATCCCCGCTTGTCACATATCACTTTCATTGTGCTTTCAAATGCCTTGAGCGCATCGACCAAAGCTTCTTGATGTCGCCCATTACGGAAGTGCTCGTGGGCGGAAAGGAATTCATCTTGAGGACCGGAATAGGCTTTGTCCGAAAGGATTGAGAGAGTCGGTTTAACTGCCTGTTGGTGAATGTATTGACTGTCAATACGCAGAATACGCCCGTCCTCAAATTGATATCCAACACCATGTTCCCTGAAACGAGAATTGAGCTCGACAAGCAACTTACTGCCTGGATTGATTAAAACGAAAATTTCTTCAACTGCGCTGAGAACCAACTCGGCATCATTTTCTTGAAGAAGAAAAATCTTAAGCTCTTTTTCGTAATCCCTATAATTAGAGACATGGCTTGGGTAAGGATCTTCAGCAAGCTGGAAAACCCCCATCTCTCTGCAAAGATATTCAACTACATACTGAGCGATGTTGGGACAACTGAGACCGTACTGGGTTAGTTCATTAGATGGCCTCCGAAAAATGTCATCAAATAAATGACAAAGTTGACCTCGTAAAGGGTCGGGTAACTCTTCGTACTGATATACATCAGGGACTTCACCTCTTGCCTGTCTCTGCCTTTTGAAAAAAATAGTCATTAATTTCCCTCTAGTTCTTTAGTTACGCTTCCCTATATCAAAAGCAAGCATAGCCCGCACCCCCTTCTGAAATAAAATCTCCATGTGGCTATCCTGGCCGCATGGAGATTTTCAGTGTCATAGCATCTATGTCGCTGGTGGACATAATCACCGCCCCACTACGAAAGGTGACGGGGCAGATGAATGTCACCAACAAGGCCGCCGCTTCCCTGAGCAGCGGCGCTCTTGCGCTCGGCAAGTCTTTATTGCCGGTTGCGCTGGCGGCGGGAGTGCTGCTGGCGGCGCTAGCGCCATGCATCTCCACGGCGGCGGACTTTGAAGCTGCCATGTCCAATGTGGGCGCGGTCTCCAATGCCACGCCTGCCGAAATGCGCGAGCTGTCCGATGCGGCGCGAGAATTGGGCGCAACCACGGCATGGTCCGCCATGCAGGTGGCCGAGGGCGAGAAGTACCTCGCCATGGCCGGATTCTCTGTAGCGGAGAACGTGGCCGCGCTGCCTGCCGTGCTGAACATGGCGAGCGCCGGGGCAACCGATCTTGGCCGTGCCGCCGACATTTCCTCTGACATCCTTTCCGCGTTCAACCTTCAGGCCGCGCAAATGCCGCGTGTCGCCGACACGCTGACCGCTACGTTCACTTCGGCGAACACGTCCCTGGAACTGCTGGGCGAAACCATGAAATATGTCGCGCCGGTAGCCGAAAAGGCAGGCGTATCTCTGGAAGAAACCGCCGCCATGGCCGGGCTGCTCGGCAACGTCGGCATCAAAGGCTCACAGGCGGGTACAGCGCTCCGCGCTATGCTGAATGGCCTTGCGGCTCCGTCATCCGAGGCGGCTAAGTCTATGGCGGCTCTCGGCATTGAAACCATGGATGCCGTGGGCAATCTGCGCAATCCCATCGCTATCCTCGGCGATATGGCGCGGGCCACCGAAAAGATGGGCAGTGCGCAGAAAATGGCCTTCACAAAGACCGTGTTCGGCACGGAAGCCATGAGCGCAGTTTTGGCCCTGTTCGACAAGGCGGGCGCGGGCGGCATCACCAAGTACGCACAGCAACTCAGCGCAGCCGGAACCGCCGCCGAGATCGCGGCCCGGCAAAATGACAATCTGGCTGGCGACTCCAAGGCCTTTGGCAGCGCCTTGGAATCCTTGCAAATCACCCTCGGCTCTATTTTTCTGCCCGCTGTCCGGGTTGTAACGCAGGCCATAACATGGCTGGTGCGTGGCCTGGATGTGCTGGCAGGCAATCCGGTCGGTCAATTTCTGGTCGCCACGGTCGCCGTCCTGGCCGTGGCCGTCATTGCCGTGACCGGCATGACGGGGGTGGTGTGGGCCGCGACCACGGCGTGGGCGACACTCAATGCCGTCCTCTTCGCCAACCCCATCGGCCTCATCGTCCTGGCCGTGGTCGGCCTCGTGGCCGTCCTCGTCACCCTGTACCACAAGTGCGACAAGGCGCGGGAAATCATGAATCTCTTTGCCGCCGGGATCATGGTGATCTGGAAGGGCCTCAAATCCGCTGGCGCGGCTTTTGCCGACTTCTTCTCCATCCTTTCCGGTGTTGGCGTCATGGGCGTGGTCGCCTACTACTTCACCGATATTTACAACGCCGCCGGAGATCTGTGGAACGGCCTGAAATCCCTGTTCGACATCGACTTGACCGAATCGGGCCGCAAGCTGTTCATGACGCTGGCGGACGGCATCAGGTCGGTCATCACCATGCCGTATGATCTGGTCAAATCCGGGTTGAACAAAGTGCGCCAGCTCCTGCCGTTTTCCGACGCCAAGGAGGGGCCGCTTTCCGCGCTCACCCTGTCCGGCTCCAAAATCATGGAAACGCTCGGCACCGGCATCCGCGCCGCCGCGCCGCAATTGCACGCCACCGCCACCGGCGCATTGACGGGCGTGGCCGTGGCCGCGAATCTCGCGGTCGCCCCGCCCGCCCCATCCTCTACCGAAGGACCGGCCTCGGTCCAGGCGCAGGCTCCAGCGCCGGACCGGGCCACGGTCCATCGGTCGGGCAATTCCGTAGTGATCCAGCATCTGACGGTGGCCCTTCCGGGGGTTGAAGATGCAGATACTTTTGTCAAAGCACTTCAACAACTCGTGGCCCTGTACGATGGGTCCGGCGAAGAAGATGGAGGATGGTCCTGATGGACGGCATGTTGACATTTTCCCACGGCGAGGTGCGCCTCGGCTCAAAGCTCGTACCGGGCATCCTCAAAAGCATGCGTGTCCGTGGCGCTGTCCTTTTTGACGAGGCCGAACGCGACACCCTGTCCGGCAAGACCAAGACGCCCAAGGGGTGGGACGACTGCGCGATCACCGTGGCGGTGGAACTGCTGACCGACAGCACGACTTGTTACGACAAGCTCGCCTCCCTGGACGAGCTGTTCAGGGGCCACGACAACGGCGCAAACCCCCGTGTGCTGGATGTGGCGAACCCGCATGTCACGGCTCGCGGCATTGAGCGCGTGGTCTTTTCCGGGCTGTCGTCGTCCGAATCCGATCAGGACGACGTGATTATGGCCACACTGAAATTTTCCGAATACCGTCCCCCCATCATCCGGGCTGAAAAGCGCGTCTCCAAGACCGTTACGGCCACGTCGACCGAACCCGGCCTCGACACCAGCATAGGAGAACGGTCCCGATGATTGCCGGTATCCGTCTGCATGTGGAGATCGGCGGGGCCATTATCCAGCGCTGCCCCCGTTTCGAGATCACGTCCGTCCGGCACCATCCACTGGATATGGCCTGCATCCATGTCCCGGACCCCGAAGGCGAGGCCGGGAATACGTTCACGTACGGCGAATCGGTGCGCATCGAGTACGGCTACCGTGGCGGCGAATCCGCCGTGTGGACAGGCACGCTCCGCGCCCTGGACCGCGTCTCCCGTGATCAAATCTGTCTGACCGCCGACAGCCTCGCTTTGCCCTTGGTAAGCTCGTTTATTACGGAATGCTATACCGACGATTCAAGCCTGTCCGTTGCCCGCCACATCATGGCGCACGCGGGCCTGTCCATTGGCAGGATAGACATCCCCCAGGACCCCATCCCGCGCCTTCCCATTGCCACACTGCCGGTCTGGCAGGCCGTGCTGCAACTGCTCCATACCCTGAAACGCGCCTACGGCCACAACATGAACCGGACCGCGCTCTGGCTCGGAGCCGACGGCCTCAACCTCGGCGATTTTGATGAGGACGGCGATGTGCCGGTGATCGCCACTGGTGAAAACCTGATTCGTCATCTGCCCGCCCATAAGAAAAACGGCCTCCATCTGGTGGAAACCACCTTGCTGCCGGGCCTGTCCCATTCCCGCCGGTTCCGGCTGATTGATACGCGCCTCGATGTCGACTCGGCATACCGGGCGCTGGACGTACGCCATTCGGTCACGCCCGAACGGATCAAGACCAAAATCAGATACGGGAGGGAACGTGGCTAATCCCTCCGACCTGAAGGCGCTCCTCAAGCGCGTTGTCGAGATCGTCATGCCTAATCTCCGCGCCTACTATCGCGTGGTGCGCAAGGCCAAGATCGTCGCCACCTACCCGGCGGAAGATGGCCGGTATTGGGCCGACGTGCAGCCACTTCGCAACGACGATTCCGTGGACGAAAACGAGCCGGTGATTCCCCGCGTGGAAATCCCCATCATGTGGGCCGGGCCGAATCGCGGCGTGGTCTGCCCGCCGCTCGTGGATTCCCTTTGCGACCTCGAATACTACGACGGCGACCCGGACTTTCCGCGCATCTCAAATTTCCGCTGGACCGGCAACGGCGCACCGGCCTGTGAGGTCGGGGCCTACGTCATCCATCACAGCGACGGCACATATATCAAAATCGACGCCGGGAAGAACATTATCCAGATCACCCCGGCCAATAGCACCATTGAGATCGGCGACAGCAAAACCGAAACCATCGGCAAGGTCTGGACGCTGAAATGCCCGCTCATCATTCAGCAGGGCAATGTCCAGTCCTCCGGCCCCGGTGGAATGGTCGGCAATGTCACATGCAAGGCGAACACCCAACAGGAAGGAAGCTATCAACTGGTCGGCCCGATGGTTTGCACACGTCTCACGGTGCTGGATGACGTGGAGATCGGCGGCAATCTAGACACCTCCGGCAACAGCAACGCCGGAAGCCGAAGCGGAGGGGAAATATAATGTTACCAAGCTATGCCAAACAATCCGGCTACGGCCTTGGCCGTGCCCATCGGGTCACTCATGCCTTTTTCGACCATCTTGGAAACAGCCGTTTGCAGCATCGTGCCGGGCGCTTCCCGAATCGCCTTATTCAAAACGCCTTGCTTGTCCTCCGGCACATGGGCTGTAAGCAGTCCAGCCGCAACCAGCTCCCGGACGTTGTCCACGTCAAATTTGACCGTCACGGTGTTGAGAATGGCGGAAAGACCTCCGTCATTTTCAATAAAATCAAGACCTGTTGCCGTAATCTTGGTGTCCAGAATAATAAGCCGTTTATGAGTATCTCCCCAATAGCTCTTATTGATGGATGTTTCCGAACCGAATTCTATCAATTCATGTTCAGCAAGATAGTGAATATTGCCGGTCGCAAATCTGGAGTGGCGACCTGTGTAAATTCCAACATGACAAGGGGAGCAATTCTCTTTCTCGCACCATTCAAGTGCATCGTTTTGAACCATCTCCCCCGGCATATAATCTGGGTAACATCCCGCAAGCTTATGCAAAAAATCGAGTTGGTATTTTCTGTTCAGATGCACAGAGTAATATCTCCTGTTTTGTAAGGAATGCTTGATGACTGACATCTTCGGCCAAGACATAGCCCTCGACGAATCCATGCAGGCCCGCGTTGCCGCCAATGGTGAGCTGGTGCTCACGGTCGGCACCGAAACAGGCCTGCAGGACGTCAAACTCAGGCTGTTCACATACCTCGCTTCCCTCTTCTATGACAAGAATTTCGGCTCGCTCCTGCCCGACTGGATATACGAGGACAACACCGAAGAGAACCGGATCGGCTTTGCCGCCGAGGTTAAGCGCCGGCTGAATCTGGACCCGCGCATCCAGCCCGGCACCGTGTCCTGCTCGGTCACGGATTGGGACGAGACGTCCATCCAGGCCGAGGCCTCGTTTGATTTTATCGACACCGACCATACGGAAAACCTTGTTATTACAGTAGATAAGCCCAAAAAGGAAATGGTGATTAAGGATGTCGACCCCGCAGTTATCTAAGACCCTCGACGACGTTCGCACCATGGTTTTCGGCCATGTTGAGGATGTGTTGGAGGAGTACGCGGCCAAGGGCTGGCTGCCTGCCCGCCTGAACCTCAACAAGGGCGTGGTCCGTGGCCTGTTGGAGATTTTCTGCTGGGGACTCTACCAGCTCTACCAGCTCCTGGCTTCCGTATTTGAACAAGCTGCCCCTAAAACCACCACCGATGAAGAGTGGATGGAGTGGCACGCCGAACAGGTCGAAGCACCGCGCAAGCAGGCGACCAAGGCCCTCGGCGTTGTCCGGTTCGCCCGCGTGTCCACCTCCGGCAATGTGCCGATCCCCAAAGGCAAGATCGTCCGCACGCAAACGGACGGGGCCGGGAACGTCTACCGCTACGTCACCACCGAGGACGCGGTTATCCAAAACGGCATGAACGAAGTCGCGGTCCCGGTCGAGGCCGAAGAATACGGCGTGGCGTCGAATGCCTCGGCGGGGCAGATCACCGAAATGGTGACAACCATCTCCGGCGTGGACGCCGTGACCAACTCCGCCGATTGGCTCACCTCCGAAGGTTCCGACATCGAAACGCTGGAAAAGTTGCAGGAGCGCTACGTCCTGCGCTGGCTGGGCAACAACGGCATGACCAAGTACGCCTACGCCTCGTGGGCGCTGTCCGTGACCGGCACTGTGGCCGTCAAGGTGTTGGACCAACACCCACGCGGTGAGGGCACGGTCGACGTCATCGTCAAGGGCGCGGCGGGCATCCCCACCGATTCTCTGCTGGAAGCGGTCCGACAGGCCGTTGCCGGTGGCGCACAACCCGACGATGTCCAGGCCGGACCGCCGGTAAATGATGACTGGGAGGCGCGTGGCCCGCAGGCCGTGCCGCTCGCCATCGCAGGCACACTGATCCTCACCCCCGGCACCCATGCCGACACGGCTATCGCCGATGCGTCCCAACGCATCCGCGCCCTGTTCACCGACCCCACAAGCGTTTCCGGGATAGACCCGCTCCAGATCGGCGAGGACGTCACCCTGGACCGTCTCACCGCCGCCGTCATGGGCGTGACCGGCGTCAAGAAAGTCGAGTGGACCTCGCCCAGCGCCGACACCGTTGTGGCGCAGGACGCGCTTGCCACCCTCGGAAGCCTCACCCTGACGGCTACCGAAGCCAGCGAGGAATAGGGAATGTCTGTCTTCAAGAACTACTTTTTCAAAACCCTGCGTTGGCCGCTCATCCACCGGCCCGGCCCGCTCGCCGCGCTGGTGGAAGGGCTGGCCCGCGTCATGGATGAAGTCCGGCAGGATATCATCTGGCTCCGCAACCAGTTCAACCCGTGGACGTGCGAGCCGGACATGATCCCACAGCACGCCGCAAGCCGGGGCATCACCCAATACGCCTCGGAAACGGACGAACAATACCGCGAGCGCTGCATCCGCGCTTTTGCATGGCAACGACTCGGTGGCGGGCAACTCGGCATGCCGCAAATCCTGGCCCACCTCGGCTATCCCGATATCGAAATGCTCAACGTCCGGCATGAAGACGAAAAGCGCTGGGCCGAGTTCAAGCCCAAGGTGCCTATCCAAGAGAGTGGGCTTGAAGCAAAGGACTATCAGCGTATCGGCTGGGTGG